TGTCAGCAATTGACTTGGCTACTTCGTCAACCGCCATTGTTATATCAGATTGTTCATCTGAAACTTTTACAGTATAGCTCTTTATAAGATTTCCGATTGTTTCTGCTTTAGAAGTATCGCTGCTTTCTACAAAACCAATATTTGTCATGTGTCTATCGCAGCTTGGGCAAGAATATTGTGACTTCTCGCTAATAATAACCATTTCGCTTGAGTTGCACCAGTAAACATTCTCTAGGTAGTTTTTCTCAAGGATGTCTGCTCCGTTAAACTTTTGTACAGAAACAACGTTTGAGTCAGGGTTCGCTGGATTATCAACAAGTGAAAGCTCAAAAAGATCATAATCTTTAATCATTCTAATTGGATTATCCATTCCTTTAGTATAAATATCTTCTGTATCATTAATTTTTCCGCCAATAGAAAATCCTGTAAGAATTCTTTCTGTTACCTTGTGCCAGGTATCTTGAGCACCTTTGGATACATATACATCAACAAAGATGCCATTATGAATTTCTCCGCTTTCTTTGTCAAAGTATTTATCTCTTTTAAAAGAAACTACTTTTCCTACTGCTAGGGGTGTGTGTTGCTCTCTTACATTACCCCTAAAACTGTCAAAAGCTTTTTCTGAGGCTTCAATAGAAACAATGTCTCCCTGCTTGTCAACAACATCTGTTGTCGCCCAACCAGAAACAATTCTTTTTTCTGCGTCTATCTTTTGGATAGGCATAAGAATTGAAATGTTTTCGCCGCTTGTATTCCAAAAGGCTTTTTCTAATGAATTCATCTTGTCACCATTGTATCGTTATAATTTAGTAATTTTATCACATTTTATATATTATTGCGTTGTACGACCTTCTCCACCAGCATTTCTTCCTGTTGGAGAATTTGGACCATCTGTTGCATTATTTTGTCTTTCTGTGTCGCGTGATCTTTGGGTAGTATTCTCTGCTCTTTGCTGAGCAGTTAATTGAAGTGGATCTTGTCCACCCTGTCTCATTGGCAATCCAAGCCTCATTCTAACTTCATTTGGAACAACAACCTGGGCCTTAAGATATCTTTCATCAATCTGACTCTGTGTATTTTCATCTGTAAGAGTAAGTTCGTTTAGTTTAAGATCAAACATATCTGTTTTTTCTTTTACAATTTTATTAAGAACCTTCTCCAACATTCTTTGGGCTGGCCTTGATACCTGTTCTTTAAATGTTCTATCATTTGCTAGTGCCGCCGCAATAGACATTCCTTGTCCACCACCAACTTTTGAAATAGGAACCTGATGAGACATTAAGATATCATTTGTATTTGATACATGATACTTTTGGAAAGATCCGTCCTGAATACCATTTTCAATTGGCTCCATTTTAAACTCAACTTTATTATCAGGTGAGTCTGCAGGAAGTGGTAGGAAAAGAGTTCTATGATTCTGTCCACGCAATCCAGACTGCATGAACCTAAATAGTTTTTCCTCTGACTCTGCACTAAGTCTTGCTCCCTTGAGGGTAACAATATAACGAGGAACTGCTTTATTCTCAAAGTAATCAATGTTATATCTGCTAGCTAATTGATCTCCAACAATAGCCATTGATGATGATAAAGCGTCTGGGATACCATAGTAGCTATTTCTAGGTGTGTACTTCTTAAAATGAATAAGCTCGTTTGGTCTTGGATCATTGGTAATATTGTTTGGAGTTTTTTTGTCTTGAAAGTTTTTAAAGAATACTGTTTTTTGATTAACTATTTGAACGTATCCATCTCTTAATCTACGAACACGGATTGTTGTCGCAGGAATATGTCCAAGGTAACCAATTTCTCCAGTTACAGTTCTACCAACTTCCATGTAACCATTCCCTGTTGCTTCATAGTCTGTCCAAACTTTTTCTAAAACATGGGTAAAGGTATCTTCATCATTGCGAGATTCAAGCCAGTCCATTAAATCTTTTTTAGCACGCTCAATTTTTCTATGCGCTCTTCGCAACTGATCATCTGTGTCTGCATCTTCAAGTCTATCCATTACAGCTTCTGTAATGTCAAAGCCGTATCCAAGTCCTACAATATTTGCTACCTTGGCATTGATTGATGAGTGGTTTGCAAAAGAGCTATCAAAAAATGTAGCTAACTCGTCAAGGTTATAGGGTGGAATAACAACATCAAAAAGTCCATACGCTGTTGTAATATCTTGTAAAGGAAGTAACTGCTTTGATTTTGTATCTTGTTCGCCTGTCCAAACTTTGGTCATTCTTGATACACGGCGTTTAAAGTTTGCATCTAAACCATCATACTTTTTTACTTGATCAACTTCTGCATTGAATTCGTCATAAGACTCTTTCTTCGTAGAACTCTTATCTAGATTGTCAATCTTTGCACGGTACTCTATTTCATTATCCATTGCCATACCTCTTAATTCCCTTTGATGCATCCATCCAAGCTCCAATATCGGTTTCAGAAGGGATTAGTCCATCCTTCATTCTATCGAGCTGTTCTGAATGCTCTTCATCTGTAAGTCTTCTTTGTCCTGCGCGAAAGACGGCTTCTCCTTCTGGAAAACCGTAGTACGCTGCTGCTTTTCTAATTTTAGACATTGCCTCAATATCCCCACGACGAGATGGAATATTCATAGTGTTTCCTTCTCCATCTGTCACAATCTTTCCTTCAGGTGTTTGCCAGACGTAGATTCCGTCGTTGCCTTGTTTTTCTATGACAGTTATTTTGGGTTTTGGCATGTTCATGACAACCATTGTACCATAATTTGCCTGACTTACTTAATTTTAGGCAACTGCTGAGCCGAAATCAACTATCTCGCAAACCCCCGCCGTACAACTTAGCTCTTGACTACCAGTAGTTGTATCAACTGTTTCATAAAGACTAAGAACTGACCAATCAATTGTTGTTGGCATCTCACTTAAAGACTTCTCATATTCTTCTTTTGTTATTTCTTGATATGGAGCCTGCTTGTATGTATGCTCTGAAGATGGTAAGAATGAAACTCCTCCAACACTATCAAAGTTATCGTATACCCATGACCCAACTCTTAGCCACTCATCCTCACGAACATTAATTGTTACTGAAGGATTATGTTCTGTCCAGTGCTTACGATATGTTTTCCACATTTCAAGATGATCAATTGCAGTAAGATCTTTAGTGAGTACTGAATTTTTTGGAGCCTTAATTGGAAAATAAAAAACGGTAGTATCTTCTGGCTTCATTACATCTGGTTCATTTGGAATACCAGCATCTTTAAGAAATGATGTTAGTGGATCTTTATTATCTCCACGAACTGATCGCAAGTAGTATTCTGAGTACCAAGGATGAATGCCAGAGGATACCCCAGTCAACTGAGAAACTGTTCCAGAAGGCTTAACGCATGTAATAGATAGGGATGGATTGATTCCAAGCTTCTCTGCTTCTTGGCTATTAGTCAAAACAGATTCTTCTCTTAGTGAATCCAAGATTCCTGGAAGATCTTTGTTATTTGTTGACGTAATTTTATTTCCATATATTCCTGTCAAAGATACTCCAAGAAGCCTTTCTTCTTCGCAGTTATCCTTCCATGTCTTTCTAATGTATTTAAAGTTTGTCAATGTTGATTGCCATGTTCCAAGGATTGTTGCTAAACGAACTTTTTCAGCTAAATCCTCTACCTTGTCATCTGCTTCAATAACTACCTCAGTTAAATTGCAAAACTCATTTGGACGCAGAAGAATTTCTCCACATGGATTTGTACCCATTACCTTTGATGAGTCACGGCGACCAAACTTGTCAACGTGCTTGCGAACACTCTCTATGTTATAGATTCCACGTTCACCAGATTTTGACTCGTATAGGTTTCTCCACTCTCTTAAAAATTGAGCGGTATTTGGTTTAATATTATAAACCGCTGAGTTATTAGCTAATGCACGCTGACCGTTATCTTCCCACCACTGTCCTGACTTTGCTTTAGCCATTTCAAAATCATCAAGATTAGAAAGAGAGATTAGTGCAGAACGTCGTACTCCTCCAACAACTACAACCTCTCCAATCTTACACATTAGGTCATGCGCCTCAATTGATTTAATTCTTCTTCCAGCAGAGTTGCGGAAAATATCAATAGTAAATCTAAATAGAGAATCAAGTGGATCTGGGCCAGATGCTCTTCCACCAAAAGTCTTTAGGCGTGCTCCTGCTGGCCTAACTTTAGTTAGATCCCACTTTGGAATTTGTCCTTGATAAAGAAGTGCAATAAGTTCTTTGTATGATTTTGCCCATCCTAATTTTGAATCATCTACTACAATAACTGTGTCTGTCTTGTAGAGTTCTTCTGCAACAACGGGAAGTAGGCTCATGTATTTTTGTTCAACAGAGAATCCAACTCCAGTACCGTTCATTAAAATATACATTGCTTCATCAAAGGCTCTAGGACTATCCACTGCAATAAATGAGCAGTTGTAAGCTGCAATATGGTCTCTGTCAAGAGCTGGTCCTGCGGTCATCAAAGCACGCATAGAAGGCATGATCTTATGATTA